CCCGATAGACACCAAGCCGCTGCCGTATCCGTCAATGACGCTCGAAGCAATCCGCGCCCTAGCTGTGCGCGAGATGGCCGCGCCGGACTGCCGCCTGTGGCTCTGGACGACCAACCGATACCTGCCCGCCGCCTTCGGCGTGATGGAAGCGTGGGGCTTCGAGTATCGGCAAACTTTGGTCTGGCACAAATCGGACGGCAACATGGGAGGAAGCGTCGCGCCAAACTCTGCCGAGTTCCTGCTGGTCGGTGTGCGCGGAAATCCTCCCTGCGTGAAACGCCTGCCCGCCGCCGTGGTGAAGCTGCCGCAAAGCAAGAAACACTCGAAGAAGCCGGGCGAGTGGCAATGGCTGATAGAGCAGACCGATGAAGGCCCACGGCTCGAAATGTTCGCCCGACGCAAACGGCACGGCTGGCACGTCTGGGGCAACGAAATCGCCAACGACGTAGAAATGCCGAACGACTAAGATGAGCGACAGCCCACAGCCGCCGACGATGCCCGCCTTTACCGAGGACGTGAACGGCTGTGGGCTGTTCGCTCCATCGCATGGTTCGGCTTCATTGCCGCCAGTGCTCGATGCGTGCTGTGGAACTCGCATGTTCTGGTTCGACCAAAACGACGAGCGCGCCGTGTATGTGGACAGGCGCGAAGGGACGCGAATCATAGACGTGGGGACGCCGGGAACAATCGGGCGCACGCCGAAAACCGTAGCCCCTGACATGCTGGTGGACTTCCGAAGCCTCCCGTTCCCTGACGAATCATTCTGGCATGTAGTGTTCGACCCGCCGCACTTCCACAAGGGTGCTGGAGCAACGGGGCGAATCGCCTTCGACTTTGGGCTGCTGGATGCAACGTGGCGTGACGACCTGCGCGCTGGATTCGCCGAGTGCTTCCGTGTGCTCAAGCCGGGCGGCACGCTTATCTTCAAATGGTGCGAGGCGGAAATACCGCTTCGCGAAGTGCTGGCGCTGACACCAGAGCGCCCGCTGTATGGGCATCGAAGCGGCAAGAAGGCTCAAACGCACTGGTGCGCGTTCTTGAAGCCGAACCACTGATTAACACTCCCTTTTGACCTGATAACGGAAATGAGTCCCTCCCAGCGCACCTACTTCTTTGCCACCCTCTGGCCCGCGGCCTGTCGGGAAATGGGCTGGGACCCGAACCATCGCCCGACGCGCATGACTTTCTTCCGCGTCGAACTCGGGTCCGACAAGAGTTTCAACGATCTGACCCAATCGGAATTCGATCTCCTCAAAGCCCGCTGCCTCGCCATCGCCCGTCCGGCTGACCTCGACGCACAGATGGCTCAAGCCCGGCAACCCCGGCTCCGCCTCGAGACGAAGATTGGCGAGCACCTTCGCTGCCTCGCGCGTTACCTCTCCAACCCCGATACCTACGATGCCACTCTCCGGCGCCATCGCTTCCACGGCCAGAAAATGGCCGACATGCCCGCGCGCGACCTCTATCATTATTGCCTAACCCTCAATTCGCGATTGAACGGGGCCACGGGATTCAGGGCCGCCGCCGGCGAGAGTGTCCACACCATGCGCGTCGCGGTGGGCCTGCGGTGCCCTTGCAAACTCTGTGCGGCCCGGCCCTCCGATCCATCCGCCCATCCGGGCCAACCCGCGTCCGGTGACTGATCAACTCCAACTCTTCGCCGGCGTCCGCGAGGCCGATGTCCACGAGCTGCTCGCCCTTCTGCGCGCGCGCGGGGGCTGGCTCACGCGCCGGCAGATCGCCCCGCTGCTGGGCTGGAACCATCGCAAGATTCGTTCCGTGGCGGAGGCCGCACCCGACGACATCATCCGAGGCCCTAAGGGCTACGCCCCCTTGGATCGCGTGGATCTGGACGCTCTGAGCCTCTGCGCCGGTCGACTCGAGAGCCAAGCCAGGAAGATGCTGGCCTGCGCCTGCGCGTGGCGCCGGCGCGCGCATGCGAAGCTCGGCTGAGGCCGGCGCTCCTTACCGTTCGGTCCTTCTTCAAGTCGGTTTCTTCCTTTGTTGCTCCCCCGAGGGGAAAGCGAAATCCTCCGCGTTGCGCGAGCCTCCAGCGCATGACGGAAAACGTCAATCCGAATTCCCCTCAGGCGGCCTCAGGCCCCACCGAGTTCGTGCTCTCGCTCGTTCGGCACGGACTCACCCTGGCCGGTGGCGGACTGGTGACTCGCGGGCTTACCGACGAGAATCAGCTCTCCGGAGCCATCGGCGCGGTGCTTACCCTGATCGGATTCGGTTGGTCGCTTCACCGCCAGATGGCGCGCGCTCGCGCCGCCAAGACACAACCGCCCCCAACCGCGCAACCATGAAGATCGAAAAACACAAACTGTCACTCGCAATGTCCGGCGCCATCTGCGCGCTCCTCATCCTGACCTCCGGCTGCGGTCTTATCAAAGCCTTTCGGACCGGAGGCGAGACTCTCGTAATGGAATTTGCCAGCCTTGCCGAAGGCGCCACCACGGTCGGCACTCTGGCCGATCTGGCGACGCACCCGGAACACCGCGTTTTATTCCAGACCTCCCGAGCCGCCCTGTCCAACTTCGTCGCCGGGGCCGGCACGGATGCCGACTCCCTATATGGCGCTCTCGCAATCCTGCAACCGTTGATCCCCGCTCTGCGCGACGTTCAAGGCAACGCCGTCATCCTCGCCGGCGCGGTGAAACTCTTCGATGCGATCACCGGCTGGGAAGCGACAGTGGACGGTTCGCTCGCGGTGCAGACCATTGCCCGCGCCATCTTGCGCGGTTTGGACGCCGCCCTGGCCACCGCTCCCGCCGACCTCACGCGCGGGTTCGTGAAGGCGCCTCCCGCGCAACCGATGGTCCCAACCCGGCGCCTCAAAATTTAACGGGGCATGTTCGCTCAATTACCGGTTCCCGTCAGCGGTGCGATCGAGACCTGGCTGCTGTCCGCCGCCGCGGTCATGGTGCTCGTAGAACGGGCTCTGGCTTTTTACAAGAACCACATGCGCGAGCAACCGCCTCCGGCGACGGCTTACGTGGCGAACGAGACTTGCTCGCGCGTTCAATCGGCCAATGCCCAGCGTTTCGAGGAGATCGAGGCGCAGCAACTCGAGGACGACCACCGGCGCAAGGCGATTTACGATCATATCGACAACGTTCGCCGGGAACTGAAAGAGGACATTCATCAAGTGCAAACGGATGTGAACTTGATGCCATCGCGCATGGTCGAGCTGCTTAGCAAGACCGGCGCCCTTCGCAAAGCATGAGAGTTTCTCCGCTCCATAAAATCTTCATCCTGCGGGAGCTGCAGGCGGCGGGCGACGCACCTCAGCCCGAGACTTCCCTGCGCGGCGCTTTGAGGGCCGCCTTTCCGGCGCCGAAACTTCACGAGGCCGATCTGACCGACGTTATCCGGGCCGTCGAGGCCGAAGGTTGGATCACGAGCATCTACGACGAATTGCTCCAAATGCACTTTTGGAGTCTCACTCTGGCTGGGCGGGCGCGCGCCTCGAATCTCTAACTGTGAACCGGAAACGCATCGCCTCGAAACTCGACCCGTATCGGGAGGATCTCGTCCAATGGTCCGAGGTCGATCGTCTCACCCTGGCCCAGTGTTTGGAGAAACTGGTCGCCACCCACGGCGTCAAAACCTCCTCCGGCCGGCTTAGCGAGTATCTGGCGAATTGCCGCAACGAGGATCTGACGGAATCCATCCTGCGTGACACGGCCACCGGCGCCCGATTTTGCCGCGCCCTTCGCGAGCGCTACGAAAAGGATCCGCCGCCCGACTTCGATCTGCTCGATCGCATGATGCAGACGATCATCATGGAACTCAATGTCCGCGGCAAGGTGGACCCGAAACTTTACGGGATTGCCACTCTGCTCTATGGCCGCCTGATGGAACGCCAAAAGGTGATCGGGGGCGACCGCGACCGGGAACTGGACCGGGAGAAACTGGATTTCCTGAAACGGAAATACGACGAGTCCCAAGTGGTGGAAACCGATTCCGGCCTTAGCGAGGCTGAGAAAGCCGAGCGGATCCGGGCCATCTTCAAGCGATGAAGGCGCGAAAATCCATCAAGACCGCGCCGGCAAACCGAACGATCGGACCGCCCCTCTCGCCCCTGGATCTGTTGCTGCCTTACCAGCGGACCTGGTCTCTGGACGCCAGCCGTTTCAAGATCGGCGTCTGGGCACGTCAGACCGGGAAGAGTTTCACCAGCGCGGAGGAAGCCGTCGAGAACAGCCTGGTCGATCCGGGACCCGGCTGGGTTTGCCTGAGCGCCGGCGAACGGCAGGCCCTCGAGTGGCTTGCTAAGGCCAAGGATTGGGCGGAAGCCTTTCGTCTTGCCGTCGAGACATACGCCGAAGACCGGGCCGCCTCGGAAGCCCTCCTCAAATCGGCGGAGATCCGTTTCCAGAACGGCGCCCGGATCATTGCGATTCCGGCGAACCCATCGACCGCGCGTGGATATTCGATGAACGTCATCCTCGACGAGTTCGCTTACCACGAGAAGCCGGATGAAATCTGGGCCGCCATGTTCCCCTCGATCGCGAATCCCCTCGCCGGGACTTTCATGCAACGGGTGCGTTCGCTCTACGCGGGTGAACCGACGGATGCCACCCGAGAATTGAAAATCCGGGTCGTCTCGACCTTCAACGGTCGCGATAACAAATTCTTCGAGCTATGGGATCGGCGCGAGCAAAACGGATTCAGCGGGCACCTCGTCGATATTCAGCGGGCAGTTCAGGACGGTCTGCCTGCCGACGTCGAACTGCTCCGCGCCGGTCTGGACGATCCCGACGCCTGGGCGCAGGAGTTCGAGTGTCACCCCATCGACACCTCGAATGTCCTGCTGCCCTATGACCTCATCGCCCTCGCCGAAAGCGCCGACGCCACGGAATCGGCCGGGGACGACTTTTTCGAGGTCCGGGGAAATCCGGTCTTCTGCGGCATCGACTTCGGGCGGAGTAACGATCCCACGGTTTGCTGGACGCTCGAGCGCATCGGCGATCTGCTTTGGACCCGCGAAATCCTCGTCCTCCACGGCGTCGAGACTCCCGACCAGGTCAACATTCTGAGGCGCCGCATCAACCGGGCCAACCGCGTCTGCGTGGATTACACCGGCCCTGGCATTGGGTTCGGCGATTACTTGCGTCGGGAGTTTGGGGCCTACGACCCGGAGGCGCACGAGTTCGGAAAGATCGAATTGTGCACTTTCACCGTGCGTTTCAAACGCGAGTTGTTTCCCACGCTGCGCCGCCAATTCACGGCGCCCACCCGCCTGCGCATCCCCATCGCCCGCGCCGTGCGCGAGGACCTGCACGCCATGCAACAGGTCCTGAACAACGGCGAATACAACTACTGGGCGCCCCGGACCCGCCTCGGGCACAGCGATCGCTGCACCGCTCTTGCCCTGGGAGCCCGCGCCGCCGGCGCGCTCCGAACCCCATACTCAGCCGTTCTAATTTGAAAGCGATCCTGTGAGCTTCCTCTCCCGAATATTCAAGCGTAACGCCGGAGTTTGGAGTCATCTCGGCACCGGCGGGGCGGAAGGGGTCAAAGTGGTCGCCCCATATCGGCAGAGCGTTTGGGTCCAGCGCGCCATCAAGAAAATTGCGCAGCCTATCGCGGCCGTGCCCATCCAATTCTCGCGCGGCGCCCGCGGGAGCGACGAACTCCTCGAGGACGAACGGTTGGCGAACTATTGGGAATCGCCCGCCTGGGAGGCGCCCGGCGTGCCGCTCTCCCGTTTCGATTTCATCGAGGCGCTCGTCGGCTGGCTCAAGCTCAGTGGCGAATTCTTTCTCCTGCTCGAACCGGACGTCTCGATTCCATTCCCCGCAGAACGAGCCGCGCTGCCCCGGTTGCGCATCCTCCGGCCCGACCGGATGCGCGAGGTGCTGAACGGCGAGACGCTCGTGGGTTGGGATTTCACGAGTTCCAACGGCGCGCGCCTCCAACTGCCCGTCGAGCAGGTCGTCCAGGTGAAAAACTGGAATCCATACAACCCTTGGCGCGGCCTGAGCGAATACGAGGCGGCCCGCCTCGCCACCGAGGCCGATTACGCCGCCGCGACCTTCGCCAAGAACATGATGCAGAACAACGGGGACCAAGGCGTCTACGTCGTGGCCAAGGGCGGTTTGCCGGACGACGCGCAACGTCAGCAAATCGAAGCGCAACTCCGCAGCAAACGCGAAGCCCAACAACGGGGCGAGTTCCGGCCCCTCTTTCTGACCGGGGACATCGCTATCGAGGATCCAAAGATCAAGTCCGTGGATACCGCCTTTCTCGAAAGCCGGCTCGGCAATCGTCATGAAATCTTCCTGGCCTTCGGGGTGCCCCCGAGCATGGCCGATAAGATGGAGTCCTACTCGGTCGGGTCCGCCTCCGATTGGTTCATGCTCATCACCGAGACCTGTATGCCAACCGCGGTCAAACTGATGGAGGCGGTCGAAGGGGTGTCCCGCATCCTGACCGGCCAGGACATCTACGGCTGGTTCGATTGGGACGATCATCCCGTGATGCAGGCCGTCCGGCGCGAGCGCCTCGACGCCGCCTTAAAACTGTGGAACGTCGGGATGCCCATGTCCGACATCTCCGATTACATGGATCTTGGTTTGCCGGAATTCGAGGGTGACGACGTGGGTTACCTGCCATTCTCCGTCTCCCCCGTCGGCACCCTCCCGCCGGATACCAGCGGCGAGTACGTCGAGCCGGGCGCCCCCGCGGAACCCGCGCCCGACGAGGAACCGCCGGAAGAACCGGTCGCGGCCATGCGCCGCGTTCTGCGGGAGGATTGCGGCCTCTGTGCGGAGAACCTCACGCTCCGCGACCCGAAACGGTTGGCGACCTGGCGAACGCACATGGCCCGGCGCCGGATCGTGATGAAAGGGTACGAGACCAAGTTCGACCGCGTTCTGATGGAGGCCCGGCGTCAGGTCTTGCAAAAGCTTGCCCGCCTTAACCCGTACAAATCCCCCGGTCCAATCGGCCAACGGGCGGGCGAGGAATTCCTTTTCGACCTCGGGGACATCGGACAGCAATTCCTCAAGCTGATGCGGTCCCAGGGCGCGGTGGGTTTCCAGCTCGCCGGCCAGCAACTCTACGACGAACTCGCCCTGAAAAACCCTTGGACCGCCCCGGCGCCCGATGTCCTGGCCTATCTCCAGGTCCGGGAAAACAAGCTCGCCGGAGTTCCGCGGGAGATCTACGACCAGGTCAAATCCTCCCTCGAGACGGGTTTGAAAGAGCGCGAGAACATCGCCCAACTCTCAGCCCGCGTCCGCTCGGAGTTCAACTCCATCTCCAAGGAGCGGGCGACTCGAATCGCCATGACCGAAACGGCCGCCGTGTACGGGCACGCGCGCGATACCGCCATGCGTTCCGCCGGCGTCCAATACAAACAGTGGCTCAACAGCGGGCTGCCCAACGTCCGACCCGCGCATGTGAAAGCCGGCCTGCAAAAGCCGATCCCGATCGACGAGCCCTACATCGTGGACGGCGAGAAACTGATGTATCCAGGCGACGCCAGCGGCAGCCCGGAGAACGTGATCAACTGCCACTGCGTGTCCGTGGCCGTGCCACCTGAAGAAACTCCCAACCCCGAGGAATAGATGAATCCATCCCAAGCTGTAACCACCCTCCGACGTTCGCTCCATCCCGAAACCCGGATCCTGAACAAGGAGGGCCTCGTCGAGTACCTGGCCTCCGATGAAACCGTGGACAGTTACCGCGAGATCATCAAAGCCAATGGCTGGAAATTCAACCACTTCGCCAAAAACGCTCCCTTCGTCGATTCGCACGATTACTACGGCATCGACAAATTGCTGGGCCGTGTCATCGACTTCAAGGTCGTGGACGATCGCCTGGTCGAGCGCGTCCAGTGGGCAATCGACGTGCCTGAAAACCGGCTCGCCCAGCTCGGCTGGAAGATGACCGAGGCCGGCTATCTCCGGGCCGTCAGCGTCGGATTCCGCCCCACCAAATATGTGGTGCGCGGTCAGGAAGGCTGGACCGAGACATTGACCGCTCTGGCTCTGCCGCAGGACGCGCCCGTGCGCGCCATCTACCTCGAGCAGGAACAGCTCGAACTTTCGTCGGTCATCCTGGGCGCCAACCCGAACGCCCTGGCCCGCTCCGGCCTGTTAAACCAGGAGGACCTTGACACTTTCCTCGCTTTGCGCGAGGATTTCATCGGCGACACAAACGCCCGTTCAGCCCCCGCCGCCGCTCTTGCTGAACCGGCCCCCGAGCGGCTCGCCTTCGTAGAAAAATTCATCGCGCTCACGCGCCACTGAGTCCGCTCCCATGCAAACCGAAATCGAGTTCCAAAAAACCGTTCTCGCCGGCGTCGAAACCATCACCGGCGAAGTCAAAACCATCCAGACCAATCAAGACAAGCTCCTGGCCGATTACTCCCGGCTGGACGCCCAGACGAAGACAGCCTTCGAGGATCTCACGAAAGTAAAGAACCACGCCAACGACGTCGCCACGGTCCTCGTTGGCATCAACAAGGTCATCGCCAATCTCCAACGGGAGAGCCGTCAGGCATTCGGAGACCCCATCCAGCGGATCCTTTCCAACCCCGACCGTCGGGAGTATTGGAACGCCATCGCCCGTGCCATCATGTTTCCGGGAAGTCCGCTTCCTGAAGTCCTGACGAAAGCCTTCACCGGCGTCGCATCCCCAGGTTCACTCACCATCCCCACGGAGATTGCCTCCGAGTTCTTTGACGTGCTCTACCAATACGGAGCCTGGCCCAGTCTGGGGCAATACCCTGTCGGCGCGCGCACGAACACCTATCCCATTCTCACCGCGCGACCTAACTATTACTGGGTCGGCGCGGGGGTTTCAGCCCCGTCAACTCCCGAGTCCAGCGCGATCACGGAAGGCTCGTTCACGGGGACATCGGTGAACCTCACCATTGAAACGATGGGCGTCCTCGTCCACGTCACCGAGGAATTGATCGAGGACAGTACCGTTGACATCAGCGGACTGGTGATGCGCAACATGGCCCAATCCGTCTCCCAAGGACTGGACTTCACTTTCTTCAACGGCGCCGCCGGGGGCACCCGGACCGACTCCGGATACCGTGGCGTGTTCAACATGGGGGCGACCAATGCCAACATGATAGCCACTGCCGCCTCGGGCAACACGACAATGGCCGGACTCGAATTGGACGATTGGCTTCGTTGCCTGACGACCGTCACGGGAGGCACCCTTCAGCGGCCATGCCGGTGGTGGATGCACCCCCGCGTCTTGGCCTCGACGTGTCTCATTCGAGATCAAAATGGCCGGCCGCTGTTTCAAACCGCAACCGACGCCCCATTGGGCGGGATCGGCTCAATCCTGGGTTATCCCGTCACGACTGTCGCCTCGGCCCCCGACACGGCCGTCTCCAGTTCGGCGACGCCGAATGCCAAAGTCGCCGCGTTCGGCGATCCCCAGGGCTACGCCGTAGGGATCCGGCGCGGGGTGGATCTCCAGAGCACCAACTTGCTCAAATTCGTTGAAAACATGCGCAGTTTCCGCGCCTTGACACGCGCGGGCGGCGTCTGCCTCCAGTCCGGCGCGACCGTCGTGCCCCTCTCAATCCTCACGATGCCTGCCATCTGACATCGAACTCTCAAAAATCACATCTCAAATCTCGAATTTGAAATCCATTATGAAAAAACTCATCGCCCTCAGCGTAGTCATCGCAGCGGGTTTGTTGCTGCTCTGCATCCCGCCCGCAGGCGCGCAACAATACTCCTACACCGCGCTCAACACGTCCACCGACACCAACTCGACCATTCCGGCCAGCAGCCAGACGAACATCGCCGCAATGTTTGGTGCGACCAAGTACGACGAGTTCGTCCTCTCCTGTTCGTTCAAATTGATGGGCGCGGGCACGTCCGCTCTGACCTTTCAATGGGATATGAGCCCGGACGGCACCGCCTGGACATCGGTGAAAAACGGAGACACCCACGGCTGGTTCACGGGCCCCAGCGCCAATGGAACCACCACCGTTTATTGGAACACAAACATCCCGGTTCACTCGATGGGCTTCTATCGTTTGAACTACATCACCAACGGATCGGCGACCGTGGTGACGAACCTCGATCTACGCTGCTACGTAAAACCCCGAAGGAATGGTTGAGCAGCCGTTAAACCCACCAGTGAGAGGCCGTCATGACCGATCTAGCCAACATCGACTTGCCGGCCTCTCACGACCACACCGAGCATCGACATGCGTAAATCAAATTTCCCATGGTTCATCTTGGCCGCGATCGCTATCGCGGGTAGCATCACCTGCCTGAGGGCCTACATCGGATCAGGGTCTGCATCCTCCACCTACACCAATACGGTTGACTGGGCAAGTGGCGACTGGGGAACCATCGCCAAGACCAACTTCGTCATTCGCAACACGAATTTCGTGTTTGCCCTGGACGCCCAATTCACCAACGCCTGCGCCGGCACGCTCGACATTGCCTTTACGAGTGGCCCCGACTGGGGCATGGAAAATTCGGCGGCCAATCCTCCCGAGTCCGGATGGTTTTCCATCCCCCTCACGAACAGCACCCTGACCACGCGCGTGATGTGGAATACCAACGTCCCGAATCGTTCGCTGGCGGGCTGGGCCTGCACCTACATGACCAACAACAGCGGGCAGAACCTGACGAATCTTAGCATTCGATTCTTCACCAAATCGGGAGTCTTACGCTGACATGATTTCCAACACGAAGAATCGGAAATTCGAGGATGCGCGGGTCCGACCGCGCGAGCCGCGCCATACCCGGCGAAGGCCGCGACCCGACCGGACCGACGAATCGGATTGGCGCCAGCCTGAATTCGATTCGCGCGCCTGCCCGCCCAGCCCGCGCTCCCTCAAATGAACGCCGGCCTGTCCAATCTTGCGACCTTGAAACGCCGGCTCCTTGCCGAGAGTCTGCGCGGGCGTGAGGATTGGGACGACGCCCTGGTCCAACTGGGTCGCGGGCTGGCGGGCTCGTTCGAGCGCTACTGCAATCGCCTGTTGGAGCGTGTCGTTGACGGCACCGACGTTTTCATCGCGAGCAACTCGCACTGGTTCGTGCGCCGATGCCCGCTGGAAACCGTTAGCAAAATCGAACTCCGCTACGATTACGCGACAGGCTGGCAGGAACAACCCCTCACCGCGCTGTCGAATGTCACCGAGACCAGCGGATTCGTCAATTTCGGACAGCCCATAGGAGATCACACGGGGCTTATCCGATTGACCTATACCGGAGGGTATTGGTGGGACAGCGAGGAATCCGGCGCCACGTCGCGGCCATCGGCGGCGGCGGGTCTCCCGGACAACCTTCTCGAGGCCTGGCTGCTGCAGGCGGAAACGATCTGGAGCGCGCGCGACAAGATCGGCTCGGCCATCGCCTCGGTGGGTTCGGGTTCGCAATTTGTCAGCGGCACCCTGCCGGCCCTCGACTTGATACCGCTTGTCCGGACCATGTTGCAGCCCTTCGTCCGCTACCAACTGCTTGCATGACCGCCGAGGTAACCATCCGAGCCGATGCCAGGAAGATTCTCCGGACCCTGGACCAGCTTCCGGCGAACATGCTCGAGGAAATGCGGCGCACGATGGATACGCAGAATCAGGAAAGTATCGGGCACATCTCCAGAAATCGCCTGAGCGGGCAGGGTCCCTATCCCGTAAGCCAGCATCGGCTGGGAATCGTGAGTGGCAAACTCTGGCAGAGCCTTTGGGCCGTGCCCGCCTGGATTCTCGGCCAGGACGTCATGTCGGGTATCGGGGTGCCCCTCCGTTACGGCATGGCGCATGAGTTCGGTTTTGCAGAGGAAGTCGCCGTCCGCGCCCATACGCGCCGGCGCACGACGGGCAAGGGCAGCGATACTCTCGTTCGAGCCCACCGCCGCAAAATGAAGATCCCCGAGCGCGCGGCCATCCGATACGGACTCAAAGACCGGATCGCGGCTTATGGCCGCGCTCTGTCCGGGGCCATCCTGCAGGCCTGGAGAGCCCGCCTGTGATTGGACCATCCCGACATAGCGGACCCCCTCCGCCGATGCGTATGCAAGAGCTTGGTGCGATCTGCAAGTAGGTTCCATGACACTCTCCGGTCTCAACTTGCTCGACCTCCAGGAAGAAATTGCCTACCTGCTCGAAAACGACGAGTGGTTCGCCAATATCCCGGTCGTCACCGAGTCCCGAGGCGACATCCCGATACTCATCTCCGGAGCGGTCCAGAAAATCGGGACCTGCATCGTCGTCGAAACCCCGACAGCTTCCCAACGCAACGGGAACATCCCCGATCCTTACCTCGACGAAATCATCCTCGCGGCGACGGTGTGGGAACATGTCGAACTGAATCGCCGCGCCTCCGGGTCCCAAAAGAAATTCCTGACGACCGCCCAGATCGCTCACGCTCTGCTCCTGCAATTCGTCCCGACCGTCTGCGCGCCACTCGCGCCGGTCAGTCCACTCTTCAACGCGGTACCGGATCCCGTCTACGTCGGGGTCCAACTCCGTTACCGCACCGCCGGCGCCTACAAATACTCCTGACCCAGTCAAAAACATGAACCTCCAAATCATTCAAGGTCCCGCTTACATCCTACTCGGTTCAAAAACCTGGTACACCGAGGGTGACGTCATCGTCAACTATCCCACCGAATCATGGAGCCCGATGAGCGCCATGTTTGGCTCGCTGGGCTCGCGCCTGTCCAGCCGTCATGCCGTCATCAGCTTTACGCCGGCCGGGGCCGTCACCGCCGCCACCGCCACGAGCAAACATTTGACCTATAGCTGCGCCAACGTGGGCGACCCGATTTGCACCGAGATCCTGGAAATCTGTCCCAAGACCGGCAACAAAATCACCTGGGCAAAAGCCGGTATCAGCAAGATGCCGAGTCTGCGCTGCTCCGCCACGGCCACGATCTGGGGAGCGATGGAGATCATTGCGGTCGGCGATTACGCCAAACTCCCGACGGCGGTCGATTTCTGGCAGGCGATCGTGGCGACCACCGTGGCTACGGAAAAGTTCGACGGTTCGCAGGTCATCAGCCCACGTTACGTGGCCAACTACGGCGCCCTGAGCGCGATCGAACCGGACGAAAACGGTTTCATGATCGAACCGGAAACGGCCGTGGCGCCCATGCCTCGCGCGGCAAACTATGGCGTCGTCCAGTTCGTGCTCAGCAGCATCGCTGTCAGTTGCCGCTTCAAACCCCTCTCCCTGACCGAAGCGGAGGTCGCCAGCCTTTGCCATTTGCAGGATGCAACCGCGCATCGCCCAGGAGACAGCGCCCTGGGATCCGATCTCGTGATCAAAGACGGCGCCCTCGTCCCGACCCTGACCATCACGCTCAAGAACATGGCCCCGTTCGATCTGGGTTATGGATTCGGCACCGCCATCTGGCGGCAGGGCGAAGTCACGTTCCGCAACAATTCCGTCACGTTCGTGACCGGCGTCCCGGCCGCTCTCTGGACCTTCGTATGATCATCAAACTCGAAGGCACATTGGCGCGGGACGGGACCGGGGCGACCAGCTCGGTCATACTGTGCGCCGGTCCGCACGAAGGCCCTTTGGAACCTTTCGAGACGGTCTTTTCCAGGGCGGTCCAGGAAGTCGAGCCCACCGATGCGGACGTTAAACAGCTGATTCCACGCGGTCAACGGGTCGCCCGATTCCCCCTCCGCGTCGTCAAGAGTTTCGGATCCGTATCCGCCGCGGAGAACTTTTGCATCCAGCACGAAAATACGCTGCCCTACAACGCGCGGCTCCGAATCACCAGCGATCCCGGATCGGGCGGAGTGGTGCTGTTTCAAGGCGAAATGGCGGAAGTGCAGGAAGTGCATTGCCAACGGGGCGGCCTCAGCGTGCTCGTCAACTATCAACTCGTCGTGACGCATTTCATCTAGCATATGTTCGTTCGCAATCGCATCCGTCTGGCCCTCGAGGTTTCCGCCCCGGTCGGAATCACGGCGGGCGATCCGAATGTCCTCATCGACTCGCTGACGAACGCGACTCCGCGCATCGTGCACGGGCGCGCGCTGCAGGTGGAAATCGCCTTGTTGAACCACCGGATCCTCGATAACCTCACCGGACTCTCCAGTCTCACCCTCGAAATCAAGGATGCAACGGCCGGTGTCATCGACACCGGGGCGCCGAAATTATCGAAAACCGTGGCTTCGTTCAACGTCGCCCTGACCGCCAGCGAATGGGAGAACGACCAGGGCAGCCCCAGCTACCACGCCGTATTCGAATTCCTCGACACCGAGATCGCCGGCCTCTCGATGAGCGGCGCCGTGGCCAACGCCAAGCAATTCGGCCTGGTCGTCACCGGCCTCGGGGCCTTCGGTCGGGTCAGTTGCGGCAGCGGCCTGGTCACCGTCATT